TTCGGCAGATTGCCATCATCGAAGACAAGCGCCCGGCGAGCAGATGCTCTCCGGGCGCTTCGCTTTGGAGCCCTCCCCTTGATCCGCAAACTCTGCTGCGCCCCCGGTTGCGAGGAGCTCGCGCCGGCCGGCCAGGCGCACTGCCCCGACCATGCCGCCGAGGCGGAAGCGAAGGCACGGGCGCGCAAGGCTCGGGCCAAGGCCTGCGCCGCGGCGCAGGCGGGTGCCGCCTTCTATGCCACCGGCCGCTGGCGGCGGGCGCGGGCGCGGTTCCTCGCGGCCCATCCGCTCTGCGCCGACTGCGCCGGGCTCGGGCTCGTGGTGGCGGCGGCCGAGGTCGATCACATCCGACCGCACCGCGGAGATCCCGGCCTGATGTGGGACCGGGCGAACTGGCAGCCGCTCTGCCGGCCCTGCCACAGCCGCAAGACCGCGCGCGAAGTGTTCCACCCACCGGGGGGCATCGGAAAATCGGAGGGGTCGGCGAGGTAACCGGCGCTCGAACCTTCCCTTTCGTGCGCGGCGAATTGGCAAAAAAAGCCCACCGGGCAGAGGGGTGAGAGGCACCGGGAGACCGGCGCCCTGCCCTTCGCCCGGGCGGAGACAGACAGCGGACCCGCCGATCCCGGCGCGCGGTCCCAAGAAACGAGGACAGTCACGATGCGCGGGCAGAAGCCGAAGGTCTCTAACGTCATCCCGATGAAGGGCGACCTCGCGGCCCCCGTGCCCGAGGCGCCGGAGTGGATGAGCGCGGAAGGCCGCGACGTCTGGGAGCGGCTCGCCGCGGTGCTCGTGGCGAAGAAGCGGCTCGAGCCCGCCTTCGAGGATCCGTTCGCGGTCTATTGCGAGGCCGTGGCCGATGTCATCCGCTTCACCGGCGACATCGCGGCCTTCGGCAGCTGGTACGAGGTCGAGACCCGCAACGGGCGCCAGCAGAAGAAGCGCGCCGTCTGGGGCCAGCGACAGGATGCCATCGCCGTCATGAACCAGCTCGCCGCCCGCTTCGGCCTCACCCCCGTCGACGAGGCCCGCGTCCGCGTCACCGGACAGGGCGATCTCTTCGACGAGATCCTGAAGACCCTCGATGGAGCCGATTGACCATCCGGTCTCGCGCTATGCGCTCGATGTGGTCGAGGGCCGCGAGACCGCAGGCGAGCTCGTGCGCCTCGCCTGCCTGCGCCACCTGACCGACCTCGAGACCGGGCGCGACCGCGGCCTCTGGTTCGACTGCAAGGCGGCGAGCCGGGTCCTGAACTTCGCCGAGCTGATCCAGCACACCACGGGGCCGCTCGCCGGCCGCCCGCTCACGCTCAGGCCCTGGCAGGCCTTCCGCCACGGCTCGGTCTTCGGCTGGAAGAAGGAGGACGGCCTCCGCCGCTTCCGCACCACCTATCATCAGGTGGCGAAGAAGAACGGCAAGACCACCGACACGGCGGTGCCCGCCCTCTTCACCGCGCTCTTCGACCGCGAGGCCGCGCCCCAGGGCTATTGCGCCGCCACCACGCGCGACCAGGCCGGGCTCCTCTTCCGCGAGCTCAAGCGCATGATCCGCGCCTCGCCGCATCTCTCGGCGCTGATGCAGGTCTGGCGCACCTCCATCGAGGTGCCCGCGACCGAGGGGCTGATCGCCTGCCTCTCACGCGACGGCAACAGCTCGGACGGGATCAACCCGCACTTCGCCGCCCGCGACGAGGTCCACCGCTGGACCGACCGGGAACTCGCCGAGGTGCTGACGAACTCGATGATCGCCCGCGCCCAGCCCATCGACTGGGCGATCACCACGGCCGGCGCCGACCGCGCGAGCCTCTGCGGCGAGATGCGGGACTATGCCGAGGAGGTGGTGCGCGGCACCGTCGCCGACGACAGCTTCTTCGCCTATGTGGCCGAGCCCCCGCAGGACTGCGACGTGGCCGATCCGCACTTCTGGAAGATGGCGAACCCGAACCTCGGGGTGGCCTTCTCCGAGGAGCGGTTCGGCGAGATGTACCGCGAGGCCACGGTCATCTCCGGCAAGATGCCGAACTTCCGCCGGCTGCACATGAACCTCTGGACGGAAGGCGCCCAGACCTGGATCGCGCGCGACGTCTGGGACCGCGGCGCCGAGCCGTTCGATCCGCGGTCGCTCTACGGCCTGCCCGCCTGGGTCGGCCTCGATCTCTCGAAGACCACCGACCTCACCGCGATCTCGGTCGCCGTGCCGAAGGACGGGCAGATCTATCTGCTGGCCTATTCCTTCCTGCCCGAGGGGCCGAAAGGCTTCATCGCGCGCGCCCAGAAGGAGAAGCGCGAGTATGTCGCCTGGCGCGATGCGGGCTGGCTCGAGGTCCATTCGGGGGGCGTGATCGACGAGGATCAGGTGATCGAGCGGCTCGAGACGATCCGGGCGCGGTTCGACCTGCGCGAGTTGGCCTACGACCGCTGGGGGATGAAGTACATGGCGAAGGAGCTCCTCAAACGCCGCTTCCCGCTGGTCGAGCACGGGCAGGGCTACGGCTCGATGTCCTCGCCGATGAAGCGCTTCGAGGAGGCGGTGGCGAAGGGCCGGATCCGGCACGCGGGCAATCCGGTGCTGGCCTGGGCGGTCGGCAACGTGCACCGCGACGAGGATGCGGCCGAGAACATCAAGCCGAACAAGGCCCGCTCGAAGGGCCGGATCGACCCGGCGGTGGCCGCGATCATGGCCCTGGGCCGCGCCGAAGCCGCCGAAGGCCGCCGCCGCGCACGGGAAGTGGAGACGGCGTGAGCGGAGGCCTCTCCGCTCACGCTGCGTGGATAGCGGCCCTCGGGACGGGCGGAACGGCCACGGCTTCTGGCGAGATCTCCGGGATCAGGCTGCCGCGCCGTTGGTCTGGCAGGCGCGGCGGACATCGGGTCAAGCTTCTTGAACAACTGCTTTCGGCCTCGTCAGGACTGCGGCGATGAGTGCGCCCAGGACGAAAACGAACAGGAAGAAAATGATCGAGTAGGGCTCCACCGTCAGCCAGACCACAACAGTCATAATCCACATCACCACGAACGTCAGAATACCAAGAAGCCCCAATACCACTGACCACACTTTGAAAGGCTTCAGCCGAAAGCTGTTGCGTTTCCACTTCCACGCAGGACGAAGAACGCACGCCCAGGCGCCGATCCACCAGAGCAGTGCAAACGTGCTGGTGATCGGCGAGCGGGCTACGTCTATTGCCTCATAGAAAACCACCTCACGGAACGTCGCGTGACGGGAGGTGAAGCCATATTCAATGTCCATGTATTCCGGGTATGCATCATTGGGCGGCCTGCCTTCGGCTTCGATCAGTCTGTCACGGGTCCACTTCGAATAATCTGGCTCGAACACGAGCCCCCGCAATTCGTCATAAACGCGGCACTGAGGCTGACCGTCCAAAACTTCGCAATGAATGGTGAGTGCATCGGACTGCGGTGTTGCGGCCAGCAAATACCCTTCACTGTCGAAGACTACCACTTGCGAAGGGTCGGTTACGACAATGCCATCGCCGTACAGAACAGCAAACTCGACCATTCCAAACCCTGGAAGCTCGACTTTCTCGCGCTGCCCGAAGTAGGGCGAATGCGCTTGGGCGGTAGAAGCAAGGCCACAAACGAAAATCAGGGATGCGACAACTGCGCTCCAAATGCTCATCACAATCGAAACCTTAGCTTGAACTGTTGAAGTTCAACGATAGCAGGCTTCGGTGCCCATCGCGACATCGGTCGAGACGGGCTCGGAGCGAACATTGCGTTTCCAGCCCCTGAGGCTCTCACCAGCCTCAACGATCAGGCGCTCCGAGAGGGATGGCCGTCTGGAAGGAAGGACCGGCATGAGCAGATGGCCCCGATTTGGCGCTTCGCGAATGGCGAGCGCGTCCGTCCGCACCGAGCCGCCGGTGACGGCGCCGCAGGCCGCGGCCGAGGCGAGCGGGACGGCGGCACCGAAGCCCTGGCTGCAGGAGGTCGGCTGGAGCTCGGGCGGCGCGAGCCGGATCCGCACCCTGCCCCGCGTCTCGGCCGACGTGGCGCAGCGCCATGCCACGGTCTATGCCTGCTGCGCCGTCATCGCGGGCGATCTCGCCAAGGTGCCGCTGAAGCTCTTCCAGCGCACCGGCGACGGCCGCGAGGTCAGGGTGCGGGATCATGCGGCGCCCTATCTTCTCAACGTGGAAGCCGCGCCGGGCGTGGCGGCCTCGGTGGTGCGGTTTGCGCTGGGGTACGCCTTCACGCTCCGCGGCAACGCCTTCGCATGGGCGCCGCGCGACGGAGCGGGCGAGCTCGAGCTGATCGATCTCGTGCGCCAGTCCGGCTGCAGCGTGCTCCGCGCCGGGCGGGACCGGTTCTACGACTTCGAGGATGGCGCGGGCCTCCGCCGCCGCGCCCCCGCCCGCGCCATGATCCATCTGCGCTACATGGCCGAGGACGGCTGGACCGGCCGCAGCCCGCTCGAGGTCGCGGCCGAGAGCGTGGGCCTCGCGCTGGCGGGCCAGGAGTCCGCCGCCCGCGCGGCCTCGGGCGTCACCGCCCGCGCCGTGATCCGGCTCCGCGACGATTACGAGGATGACGAGGCCCGCGTCCGCAGCGCTCGCCGGGTGGCCGCGGCCCTCCGCGCGCCGGAGGTCGAGGGCTTCCCCATCCTCGGCGAGGGCGAGGACGTCCAGACGCTCGACATGAAGGCCGCCGATCAGGAACTCCTCGGCAGCCGCAAGTTCGACCGCGAGCAGATCGCGGCGATCTACCGGGTGCCGCCGGCGAAGCTGCAGATGATGGAATATGGCGTGAAGGCGAACGGCGAGCAGCAGGCCATCGATTACCTGACCGATTGCCTCCTCCATTGGGCGAAGCAGGTCGAGGACCAGCTCGCGCTCGGTGTGCTGACCGAGGCCGAGCGCCGGGCGGGATTGTATCTTAAACATGACTTCGGGGCCCTGCTCCGGCCCACGACGCGCGAGCGCTACGAGGCGCTCGCCAAGGCGGTGGGCGGCCCGATCCTGACCCCGAACGAGGCCCGGCGCATCGACGGCTACGATCCCATCGAGGGCGGCGACCGGCTGAACCCGGCGCCGAACATGACCCGCAGCGAGGAGACAGACCCATGACCCGCACTCTGGCCAGCCTCTTCGGCCCCCTGCAGCCCATGGCGCTGGCCGAGGATCTCGCGGCGCCCCTCCTCGC